ATCAATCGTCCCGACGAACTTTTCAATGCTTGGCTCTTCATGCCCTCGTTCCAGAGCAACTTTAAGTTTCGCAGCGCTCCGGGAATCAATAGTGAGGTCCTCGACCCCATACTTCCGTTGTTCAAGCGCACCCTTCAAACTCCACGAAGAGGACAGGGCTTGGCCGACGGCCGCGCTCAGACGCTTCCTGGCTTTCACGGGGAGGGACTGCACACTTGCATCAAGAGTTTCCGAGACGAGCTCATCTTCATCGGAAGCAATTGACAGAACCTGGCTTATCTTCCGCAAGGCACGCGACTGCAAAGAACTTGGAGTCTCTTCAATGAAGTTGTTCAGTTCTTCGACTGGTGGTGCTTTCAAGACGACGCGCACGGAACCAGGCAGGGCACCTTCGATCAAAAGCTCGGAAGCTGCGCGCTGGGCGCCGACTTCCGCCTTAGCTGTTTCCTTTACAGCGTCACTCAATCCCAAAACAAACTTGGCAAAGCTTTCTGCGTTTGTTGAGTGGTTGGAAACGCCTTCACCTTCTAGGTGAATATCAAGGACAGCCTGTTGCGGACCGACCTCCTTGATGTAAATATCAAAGAGATCATGGTCGTCTCGAACGATTCCGTTGAGAATACTTGCCCGAGTGAGCTCGTCAGCCATAGTTGTTCCAGACGATGCTCGTAGGGCAGACCGGAAATGATCCAAAAATTCTTCGTTATAGCTCATGGTTCTTCACCTCCACATACCCTTTGCGACCATCTGGAATCAGGTTGCCATCCGGGCCTTTGACCCTACTCCAAGTATCCCCCCAAATGAACTGGTTGGCAGGGTTGTCGACAACGACAAATCCATCGATCAACCCACCCATGGGTTGAATGCGTTCGGCTGTAAAAGACGGACTGCCTACAGTTACGCGCTGAATGGTAAGGAATGGCGCGATGTCACTAAATTCGTCAATATCAAACTCATGTTCCGGGACAAGCACGACGACGTCAGCATCGTTAGGCGCTGCCCATGGCTTATGAGTCGTAAATCCTCCATTGATCCACAGCCGCGCGTGAGGAAACCTTCTCCAAACCAACTCCGAGTAGAACTCAAGCGCCCTATATATTTCCTGACGCGCCTCTCGGAATGGGGCATTCTGAACAAACGCTTCGAATAGATCGGTTAGGGATGCCTCGTGCGGAGATGGGCTGTACAGCAAGTTCCCGTCGTCACCGAGCAGGTTCAGCAGTTCCGACAAGTGTCACAGCCCTTCATTGGAGTCGCTAGCATGAGGTTCACTGCGCTCGCCGGTTTCTTCGTCGAGCTGCTCGCGCCTGGTCTTCACCTTCGGGTGCGCAGCCAATTGCTCGCGAGGCGGTACCGGGATGTTCCTGGCTTCTTCGCCGTGCAGTTCGATTACGCCACTATCGGCTGGCGTCTTCTGTCCAGCGCGAGCGTTACGCGTAGACGCCACTGGTTTGAGCTGTCGCGGAGTTTCTTGTTCGGATTCAGTTCGTTCAGCATTGTTTCCTGCTTCGAGGTCGACGAGGACCCGAACCATGTCGACAACGGCTTTCCGTGATTTGGGCGAGAGAAGGTCTGCGCCTGGTGGAAGTTCGTCGGCTAGTGGTGGGCCGGGGACTGGTTGTCCCGCTGCTGCGAACGCCACAGAATCATCTACACCGGCCAGATATGCGATTGCCCGGATAGTGTCGTCAGTTGGGGTGGACTTGTATCGTCCTGCACGAATGTGACTGAGCGTAGTCCCCACAACCTTGAAGCCGGCATCCTTGGCCAGGAAGCCAAGTTGTCGAACGGACGTCTGCCGTTTGGCAACCGCCTGGTCAATCAGACCCTGCAACGAATCAGTGTTGTTCACGTCGATAACTTTCGTCGAACCCGGATGACTTGAGCAATGCTACGAAATTCTTTCATGACAAGTAGAAAGCGCTTCAGAACTCTAATTTAGCCGAAATTTAGTGTTGTCGGGTTGACAAGTAGTTGACTCATGACTCATGCTGTACTTGTCAAAGCGAATCACGAAGGGAATACTAGTTATGCGTAAGGCAACCAAGCATCTGAGGCTCGTACGAAAGGAGAGTTGGATGCGCGTCAAAGATCCAAGCGCACTTCGCAGGAAGCGCCTAAATCGCAAGTACAGCCAGCGGGATTTGGCCTTTCTGGTTCGCAGGTCGCAGAACACGATCTATCTGCTCGAAAACGGCAAGATGAAGACTTTGAGTGAAGACCTGGCGTTATTGCTAGCAGCACGCCTCGAAGTCGAGTGGGAGGACTACTTCGAACTCGAAGAGAACGAAGTTGTGCCAGTTGTGACAAGTGAAGCGCAACGCAAGGCAAAAGTGGCATGAGTGCGGACAAGACCCATTGGTTCGTCAAGGCCATGGATGGCGATCTCAACCTTGTTGAAGCGCTCAACACTCCAGCGGTCGTCCTCCAAGAAATTCAGGTTCTGAGCCTGATGGAGTTCCCGGTCAGCGGGGAGCTGATTGCTCGTTTTAGGGCGAAGGAGGCCATGGCATGAGCGAGTTCAACTGCCCGGAACCGGGCTGCGGTTTCCATATCGGAATAGCCGGAGACCTCGTCACCGACGAGGACTTCGAAGCACAGGACTACTACGACCAGGAAATCGAGGTGCATCAGCAAATGCATGCTGGAGCGAAAGCAACCGACAAGCAGGACGCCTACTGGGTAAAGGTAGCGCCGGACACGGCCGCCTGGCTGGACCACCACGGTCTCATGCTGGAGTCGCAGGACAAGAGCGGGCAGGCATTGCCTAACCCGCTCCATGTCGAAGGTCGAAATATCAGTGAGGTTGTGGGCTCACCACTTGCGGCTCGTTACAAAGAACGTGAATTTGGTTCCGTTCCAATCGAGTTGGCGGTTGTACCGGGCTTGAGTGCTGCGGAATTCAGCCAGAAGTCCAGCATCGGGCGCAGAGTTCGCGTCGTCAGCGCCGGTCTGGATCGTGGTGTCTCGCGTGATGTTGAAGGTGACTATCGGGCTCAGGGATTTTCCGACCGAGAACGTGACCGTGCGGTGAGGTTCTTCATCGAGCCATTCTTTGACGCCTTTCGCGAAGGCGAGGGCCAGAGCGGGCCTCGTGTTGAGTGCGTGGTGGCCGTCGATGGTGATGTCCATTTGGAAATTTCCCTCTCGGTAGGTGGTGCACCAGGTGGTGCGGGTGTTGGAACCTCCGAGTCTACCGAGAGGGGCAACAAGTCCCTTGGACACGTAGAAGAAAAGCCCTCAGCAGTTGCAGCTGCTGAGGGCGACGAAATCAAAACTAACAGGTAAGAAAGGCGTGATTTCAATGTCCAGTGTAGTCACCTTTCCTCATTCTCGCAGTGGGGAAGTTGAAGTTCAGCCGGGAATCCAAACCGTGTCAAGACCGGTTCGGATGCTGTACTCGGTTGCGGAGACGGCCGAGTTGTTGGGACTGGGGCTGTCCTCGGTTTACGACCTGATCAATGAGGGCGACCTGCCGAAGGTCATGGTCGGCACTCGCGGTAAGACGACGCGAATTGCTGCCACTGACATTCAGGCGTACATCGATAACCACCGTGTGGAGGTGCAGCCTTCATGGGCGATCTGATTCCAATCATTCTGGGCTTTGGGGTCGCAGTGACTGCGATCGGAACTTTGGGATCCGGGATGTACTTCTTCATCACCGGAGCCAAGGCCAACCAGAAGACTGCCGAGCTGCGCGAGTCGGAAACTGCGTTGAACAAGACCCGAGTGGAGTCGGAAATAGTGGCGAACCGGGTCGCGAATGAGATGGGTCGGAAGCTCGCGTCGGTTGCGGGGCTCGGTGAGTTCACTAGCGCTTACGGGCGGAAACCGAAGATCTGCAACTGCAGCAACTGCAATGAGAGAAGAGGCGAAGGCAATGACTAGGTTCTGGTTCCGGAAGAATCATGAGTTGGCTTCGCCGGCACGCGTGGCCGAGGCGACTAACGTCGTTGCTCGCCAGGAAGCTTTCGATCGTGCAAAGGACGCGACGTTGCACTTGCTCACTGCGTTGAAGCAGTGGCCGGGGTTCGACTCGACCGGCAACATCAATGGGGCCATCGATCACACTCTAGTGAACATCGATCGCCTGGATGATGCGTTGGACGAACTGCGCGACCAGATCGACAAGGTCCGCACCATGCAGGTCGCCGAAGCGATTCGCCGTTCTGGCCATCCGGCCACGCAAGGTTTCGTCGATGAGTTGCGAACGTCCGAGCAGGCATCGTATGGCTATCCCAATCCGTCGGTTGTCGCGGCAATGGCAAAACTTAAGCCACGAATCAACGCTGCAATGGCCGTTGCCAGAGAAGTCTCCAACGAGGGTGATCAGTAGTGGGTCGCATCGAAGGCCGCGTTGTCATCAATCCGAAGGGATCCGGCCGGCCGTCTGCTTCCTTGCATACGTCGTGGCTTGATTCGCCGAAGGGTGAGCGTGCCAAGGCCGCGAAGGCAACGGTTCAACGCTGGGCGAATGACAAGTATCGCGGGTGCTCCGTGTATGTCGAGGTCGGAACCATTGCTGAGGGTGAGCACGGGATTGGCCATCTGCACGTGAACGGTTTGGAGATCGCGGACTTCTCCGCGGTAGTTCTCCCGCCACCTGTTCCGGCTCAACCCTTGTTCGGGGGATAGCTGATATGAGCTCTGCAGATGTCCTGTGCTTTGCGGTCCGCCGCATGTTCTGGGTTCACATGCCGGTCATTGGCTTGTTGCTCCTGGTCTGTTTACTGACGGCACAGATTCCTTCGGGGTTCAGCGGCTTGTGCGCCATTGTCGCGTTCGGGTGGGTTGTTCTGGCCTTGGGGGACTGGACAACTTCCGAATTGCGCGCTGACCGTCTCAGCTGACTACCCAGCCCCGTTTCTTTCATTCATTTTTTAGGCACTTGAGGTGTATTTTTTATGGCTAAATTCAACGGCAGACTTGAAGTTCTTGCTCTTTCATCGGTGCATCAGCACCCGGATAATATCCGCGAGGATCTTGGCGAGCTGGACCAGCTGGCCGGTGAGATCAAAGCCCTTGGGTTGATGAATCCATTGCTGGTTTATCCTCACCCGGTCCGCGCTGGCGATTACGTGGTCCAGGATGGCAACCGCAGGCGTGCGGCCGCGGCTCAGGCCGGGCTGCTTGAGGTTCCTTGCGTGGTTCTTCCGGAGCCGTCCGCGGAGCGTGGTGCTCGTGCGGATATCGAAACCATGCTGACTACTGGCCGTAATCATCGTGCATTGTCTGAGGCAGAGGTATCCAAGGGCATCCAAGGCCTGCTGGATCTGGGCATGGATGTCACGACGGTGGGCAAGAAGTTCAAGATGTCCCGCAAAGAGGTTCAGGCTCGCGCCAAGGTTGCTCAGAAAGACGACGGCGTATCCAAGGCCTACTCGGCCGGCCGCCTGCGCCTGGACGCTGTGCAGCGCCTGCAGGAACTGGAAGAACAGTCGGATATCCCAGAGCTGTATGAGCGGACAGTTGAACGCATCGAGGATATGCCCAACGGGGCCAGCGTTGAAACTGTCGAGCGCGTCATCGCTGAGACTGAGATGTCGATCAAGAAGTCCCAACGCGAGACTGAGTTGAAACAGCTGGACGCCAAGGAGGGCGACTACGAGGTTTCTTACAGCAGTGCCTGGTCAGCCGTTGAGGACGGGATGACTGATGCAGAACATGTTGCAGCCGGCCATAGGTACCGCTTCAACTACCGAGACCCGGAACCGATTTGGTACGTGAAGGAAAAGAAGGTCAAGCCGGAGCTGACCGAGCAGGAGAAGGCGAACAAGCAGACCGAAGCGAAGCTCAAGAGCATGCTCAAAATTGTGCAGCGCTCCCGCATCGCGTTCATCAAGAACGCATTCGAGACTGTGAAGCCGTCGGAGACGGTGGCGAAGGAAGCCATCGCCAAGAAGATCGCCTCCGAAGTCCGCTACTCCGAAGAGGGTCGCACCATTCTTGGTGACGTCGTCGGCATCAAGCCCCCAGAATTTGACGGAACAACCGCTTCCTCCGAACTCTTGGATCGCTGGAATGGCGAAGTGCATAAGCACCTGGTGCGCCAGTCCATGGCTTATCTGGGCATGCTGCTCGCGTTTGCCGATCAGGTCAGCGTCGAGGAATCCCTGGGCAAGCTTTCGGGCTTCGAACGCTCCATTTATGAGAGCGCCCCGTACAGCGGTGGTAGCTGGAAGAACGCCCGCGCCTACTACGCCTTCCTCACGGAGCACCTCGGATACCAGCTCGATATCGACGAGAAGCTGGCCATGGAGTACTCAGCCATGAATCAGCCTCGCCGAAACAGGGAAATGGATCTTGTCCCGCTGCCTGACGAAGTCACTGCAACCTGCGGTGGCTGCAAGCAGGAAGTCGTGGCCGACTCTGAATGGGCCGGCCTGTGCCACGACTGCCAGGACGAGGACGAATAGCCATGGCCACCAGAAGCATGGCGAGCATTATCCGCCAAGCCCCAAAGATGACCGATGATATCGCTTCGTGGCAGGACCAGGCAGCTTGCTACCCGTGGGACTTCAAGAAGCACGGAGACCCGTTCTTCCCATCCAGCGTCTCGGCCGCGGCAGCCAATCAGGCACAGAGCATCTGCAGCACTTGCCCGGTGAAGTCCATGTGCGCGGAGCTGGGCTTCAACGACAGGGATGCCTTCAAGTACGGGATCTATGGCGGGACAACTCCCGAAGATCGATCACGAGTTGCCCGCAAGAGTGCACGATCCAAGATCGGAAGACCAAGGAAGTAGGAAACACCATGCTGCAATTCACCGTAGACCTGCACCAGTTCCGCCAAGCCTTGGCAGCGACCAAGATGCACGTCTCAAATGACAAGGACGACGCGATCGGCCGAAGCCTTGACTGCTCCATCCGCCCGAACCGCGAACTGCTCGTCACCGCAACCAACGGGATCACAGTGGCCATCGCACGAGTACCCATCGCCGAGGAAGAATTCCACGGCGAACTCGGACGCTTCTCACTCACCCCAGAAATTGCCGGCACGATCATCGACATGTTCACGCCTGGCAAAGAGGACTGGGACATCCAGCTGGAAGTGACCGTCACCTTCACCATCGAACGAAAGCCCGGCGAGGAAGACATCACTGTCGCCACAATCAAAGTGCGGCGCCTTGGCCAGCTCTTCGGCGGAGACCAACTCAGCGTCACCACACCGGTGCAGCTGAACAAGGGCATCGAACGGATCTGGGCCACGGCCGGCCGGGCAGCGCAGCGCAACCGCGCAATGCTCCCACCCACCAGGTTCGACCTCAAACGCATCACCGCGTTCCGGTCCGCGCAAACCACCTACGGCGAACCGCTCACCATAACTGCAATGAGCCACGACCTCGGATCCATAGCCGTCTACTGCGGACGCTACTTCGTTGGACTGCTCACCGCGGACAAAGTCAACCTCGAAGACAGCGACAAGGACAACTACGAAAACCTCAAAGAGCACTGGGCCAAAGAACTCCCAACGCCCTTAGCCATCGTCAGCTAAAACCTTGTCAAAAAATTAACAAACTATCCACCTTGTACAGGAGGAACCACTTTGAACACCACACCAGGAACCAGAAGACCACTCGTCGAGCGCAGCGAACGAGGACTAATCGTCACCTCAGAAACCATCGCCCAAGGCGCCGACCTTCAGCACAAGAACACGCTCGAACTGATCAACAGGCACCACCTGTCCCTGGAACGCTTCGGACAGGTCGCGTTTGAAACGCGACCTGGCTACAACAACTCGCAAATCCGCGTCGCACTCCTCAACGAACAGCAAGCCACCCTGCTCATGACCTTCATGCGCAACACAGAACGCGTCGTTGAATTCAAAGTCCAGCTAATCGAAGCCTTCTACGAAATGGCCAAACTACTCGCCACCCCCGAGCGCTCGCCGATGACCGAAGATGACATTGTTGCGCAGGCGCTGCAGATCACGAGCGCGCGGGTCAAGGCGTTGGAGAACAAGGTCGCCGAGGATGCTCCAAAGGTCGATTACGTTGACACCTTCGTTGCTGACGAAGATCTGATGACCTTCCGAACCTTGGCATCCGATTTGAAGATCGGTGAGCACGAGCTGCGCGCAATACTCCTGGACCGTAAGTGGATCTACAAGCAGGAGTCCTCCCGCTGGTCAGAGTCGAAGCAGCGCAAGGAGCCGATCTACCGGTATAGCGCGATGGCGGACAAGAAGAACTACTTCCATGCAGTGCTTGCGCACGATGCGCCGCGGTTCCGCGGCGAAGTGATGCACACTCTCAAGCTCACTCCGGAAGGCGCGGTGGCCGTAACGCGGTTGATCGGCCAGATGAGAAGAGCCGCGGACTCCCTTAAGAGCGTGGAAGGGCCAGCAGCATGAGCCGGTTAGTCACGGTCTACACGAAGCCAGACGGGTGCAACCAGTGCACGTATACCAAGCGCGCACTTACCAAGGCCGGCATCCCGTACCAGGAAATCGTGGTGAACCCCTCCGACCGGGTATCCATCGATGAACTGAAGATGATCGCGAAGAAGAAGGGCATCGCAGGGACTATGCCCTACGTCCTGGTCGTCGATACGGAAACTTTGGAATCGCATGATTGGTTCGGTTTCCAACCAGGTGAAATCGAGAAACTTACGAAGGGAAACGCAGCATGAGCAACGAGAACATCACCGTATGGGAACTCGGTGAAGACAGCGACACGTGGCTCGTTGAAGGAACCTCGGACGCGCACAGCGCAGACGAAGCCGTGCGCGGATGGGTCGAGCGAATGACGGGCGAGACCATCGAAGTGTTCGCCGATGCCGATGACCTGGTCGAGTTTAACTTCAGGTTCCGAAAGGACTGGTATTGGTTGCCCGGGGGAGACCCGGAGAACCCAATGGACGAAGCCGCCCTGGTCTACCCGAAGGACGGTCAGTTGCTGTCGGATGCGACGCCGGTCATGGGACCTTTCTCGGGTTACCTGGTGCGGGCATGAGCACTGTCATTGAAGCCCGGAGACTGAACGGCACCGACATCGGCAAGAAGATCAGTTTCCCCGAAACCCAAGGTGAGCTGCGGGCAGTCCTCCACGGGTTCATCACGGACGAAACCACCAAGCCTTCCAAGCGTTACGTGTCGGTCATCGTCGGCAAGGAATCGCACGTCCTGGCACCGAACGACAAGATCACCATCACCGGCCACATGAAGAAGCCAGAGGTAAAACCATGACCGGCAAGAACGAACACATCACCGAAGAGCTCGTGGAGCAGATCGCGATCGTTTCCTACGAAGCGGCCAGGATCGACAATTCGGATATTCCGATGCCGAGCTGGACCGGTGCCGGAGCCATAACTCGGTACGAAATGAAACAGAAAGTTCTTGGAGTCTTGGACTCCGTGGTGCCGGTGATGATCGAGCAGGGATGGGCGCCACCAGTCGAGTCCACCTACGCGAACGGATTACCGGGTAACCATCATGCTGAAGAAGCTGTGCGGTACGCGTGTGAGGCTTCGGTCATCAATAACTGGACAGACCAAGAACGTTTGGTCTGGGCTCAACTGGCCACCACGTACGCGAATCTCGCCTTAGCTTACGAGCAGCGCACGGCAAACATGATCGATGGAAATAGGCCGACTGAGATCGACTTTACGGGATGGCCCAAGGAAATAGTTGGCCGTTTCTCTGTTCAGGCCATCGACATCGCCAAGCGTTTGGGCATGGGGGAAACGAAATGAACTCACCTAAGCCGGGACCACATGTTCCCAACGGTGCAGGCCAAGACTTTACCGATGGCGCTACCTGCCCTCCGACCTCCGAATGGTGCCTGAACTCTAAACCGCACAAGCACGGCGAAGGCAGCATCAATGCCGGCACCGCGTGCGACAAGACATGCCCCTGCATGCAAGTCCATAACAGCATCCGAATCGCCAGGAAAGGAAGATGACCATGAGCACCCCCATCACTCTCGAAGACTTGAAGCGGTTCCGCAGCATCGTCGAGACCGGCACCCCACTGGACAAGCGAACCGTCCTGAACATCATCAGCCACGCCGGCCAGATACAGGAACACTTCGACGCGGCCCTTGAAGGTAACCGGGCACTCGTGGAGCAGCTCGCACGAACCGAACAGGACGAGCGAATCATTGCGTGGGATTGGCTAAGCAGACATCCCGCATTTACTCAGTGCTACGACGCTGAGAAACCCTTATCGGTCGCTATGAGCGAGCGCTTGGGAGAATTGCTTGCTGCAGAACGCACCGAAGCGAATGACGCACTTCTGAGGCGACTCGCTCGCACACAAGATCCAACCATAGACACTCTGGAAGGACTGCTCGTACTGCCTATTGGTTCCATCGTCATCGACGCGGCAGGCGATTTCATGCAGGTGCAAGCGCATGAGTTCGGAGCTTCGTGGCACTGCTTCGACGACCACCACCCCTACGGAGCTCACGAGGTAGAACTACCCGCCAGCGTCATCTACGTCCCGGAGGCTACCGATGCTGACCTGTAAAAAATGCGGTGAGCCAATAGCCCTTGACCGCTCGCATAAGTGCCAGGGATTAAAGACGCAGGGCGTTTCGCTATCGATGCCGACAAGACCTGCGTGGGCTGTCAAGATCTTCGGCGAAGGCGATCGGGAACTGCTGACGATTGACACCGATGGATCCGTTCGCGGGTCGATGGAAGATGCTGGCGAAGCCGCTGCGGTGTTCGTATCCGAACTTCGAAGGCTAACTGCCTCCATACGCGCCGAAGCGAAAGCAGAAGCGCTCAGGGAAGCGGCTGAGAGCACGCCAGTTGCCTGGGACTTCCCGCCATATGCATCTGCACTGCAAATTAGGCCATGGCTCCGCGCCCGCGCTGACCAGTACAAGGAGGAACAGTGAGCAATCCACCGGATATCGTCAGGAAACTCGACAGCCTGCGCGACATGGACGAGATCATGATCGGCAAGCTTAACAACATCGACCACCTGGGCCTGCACCTCAAAGCCGAGCGTCACCCTCGCCCAATGCTCTACGGGCGCATCATCGAAATCTTGCACGGAACTCATGTCACCACCGTAAAAGTCCGGTGGAACGGGCTCACCGAGGAAATCAAGACTGACCCGGAACATGTCGTCAGAGTCGAGGTCACCCTATGAAACCCATAACCATGATCATCCGGGCGCTTACCGATGACTCGGAAAAAATCTACGTCTGCAGAAACCCCCACACCCTCCGATGGATCACCCTTCAACGTGGCCACGCCATCGCAGACACCGAACACCCAAAAGAAGCGCTCGCCGTAGCCAGGGCAGAAGCCCAGAAGCTCCCGAAGAAAACGAACAGGAACGCCAATGTCGTGGTTGAAGCAGTCGGATGTATCGGCGAATCACCCGTTGGTCCTGCGCGTCTTGGAGATGGACGAGGCTGACGAACGGCTGCTCAATGAGATGTATGGATGGGTGAACAGGTGTGCCACGCAATCGGCAGCATTTGACCGCGACTACATCGTTGAGATCGGCACGGCAAAGCAGATGGCCGGCCTGAGCCGGTACAAGGAACTTCTCAAGGCGGCTTTGTCGTGCGGAATCTTTGAGGAGAAAGAGATTGACGAGAACGGCAGTATGCACCGGGTACTCAAGCTCGTGGAAGAGGAAGACCTATTCCACATGATCCTCAAATCGGACAAGGAGCGGGAGAAGAACCGCCGTGCGGATACGTACGACCTTGCCAAGAAGGGTGCCATCATCAAGCGCGATGGCGCCGAATGCCGGTGGTGTGGCCGCATGGTCACCTTCGGCAACGACCGTAAATCGATCAAGGCCGGCACTATTGACCACCTTGATCCGAAAGACCTGGACAACAGCGACCCCACGCCAATTGAGCGGCTCGTGGTGGCTTGCACGTCCTGTAACTCAAGCCGAAAGGATGGTGGCTTCTGGGATAAGGAACTCAGACCAGCACCAAGAACCCCGTACTTCACTGCCGACGCCACTGCATGGTTGCGCGACAAGGCCGGAATCTTGGTCAAGGTATCAACTCAACGTGTAGAGCTCCACGCTCCCACGCCTGCTCCGGCATCAGAGCCAGTAAATGGTCCGGCCTCCACCAAGGTAACGGCAAGCGACGAAGCAACGGTCAACACCGGCTCGTCCACCACCACCGGCAACGAAGCGACGGCAGCAAGCAAGGTAGAGCGCTCCGAGGCAACGGTTCCACCGGCCCGGAAAGAACGCCTGTCCAGCTCAGACATGGCCACCGAGCTCCACGACATCGAATACGCGGAAATGATCGCAGCACTAGAGAGCGAAGCCGTTGAGACTCCCCGTCAGGGTGAGACTCCGGCCGAGGATGACGCAACGGCCAACACCGGTGCATCCGACGCGCAGTCTCCGATCAACTCTGAATCAAAAAATAATCAGTTGATCATCAAGAAATCTGAGGGTGTCGGATCTGGATCTGTCGGGACGGGTCGGGACGGGCCGGGCCGGGCTGGGTCTGGTGGGGCTGGGTGGCGCGATCACTCACCTGCTGAATCAACTCGCACTCCTAAGCCTCCGAACAACAATCAGCCCCGTTCAAGACGTAGAAGACCTCGTAGGAGGAAGAGCTAATGAAGTACAACCAACAGCAGTTCAAGAACCCTGTCCTCCTGTGGAGTGAATCAGAGTTCCAGACTCACGTGATGACGTTGGCCAAGAGCCTGGGATACACGCAGCAGTACCACACGCACGACAGCCGGCGGTCTCAGGCTGGATTCCCGGACTTGGTGTTGATCCATAACCGGACGAAGAAATTGATGTTTGCCGAGTTGAAGGCCCAGGCCGGCCGAGTGAGTCCAGCGCAGGAATCGTGGCTGAATGATCTGCGCATGGGTGGTCAAGTTGCAGAGGTCTGGCGTCCATCCGATTGGGTGTCTGGCCGGATTATTCAGGTGTTGCGAGGAGGTGCGACTCTTGCCAGAGCATAAGAACGCAGCTGATTGCGGTTGCTGGGGTTGCCAATCCATTGCTCGCGAGGGTTCTGGGGTGTGCGTGGTTCATCTCGTGGCTGAGCAAGATCAGGTTCCACCGGCCGCGGTGACCGATCAGAATCTCTGCCCAACCTGTGATGACCGGATGCGTGCAGACCTCCACCTGGTGGCTGAGCGGTGGGAAGAAGCCCAGGCAGCGTTGCATCCGTCGCGAGGTGGTGACAGTGAGCGTCACGCCCAGCGGACGGAAGCGCCGTTGCCATTGAATGTCTCGGTGTCGGATGCTCTGATGATTGTCCGCGACAACATTTGGTCGGTTGCCCTTCGCTTGGTCGATGATCATCCTGGTCTCTCGTTGCCGGCCGATCAGACAACGCCGAGCTTGGCCGAGTGGCTGGCCCGGTGGCAGATGCTGAAGATCGCCGGAGCCAAAGACAAGGGCTTCACTCGTCAGGCGTATTGGTGGGTGGCTGAAGCTGCCGACCAGATCGCTTCGAAGACCTACGGCACCGAGACCACGGCTGAGATACCAAACCAGTTCTGCAAGCGCCCTGGATGCAAAGGTAAGCTGTTCGTGGCCGAACGATCCGATGGAGTCAGGACTGTCCGGTGTGCAGAAGATGCACATCATGCGGTGCAGTGGGATACCTGGTCGAAGATGCTGAAGGCTTCTCGCCCCCAGCGTCGAGGTGCTCGGCCTCCCCGTCTGGGACGAGTTTGACGGACTTGACATAGTGCCGTAAATTTACTGATTGAATGGCCTTACTGGCTCAAGCGATAGCCCCGAATCACACCAGTGGTTCGGGGCTTCGTCGTACCCGGACGCAGTGAGGTGACCATGTCCCGCGTGAGAGTCTGCACTGAGCATGGCTGCCCTGAACTCAGTACCGAGAAGCGATGCCCAGAACACGCGCGAGCTTACGAGAAGAAGCGCGGCACCAGCTATCAACGCGGATACGACGCAGCACATCAGAAGGAACGCCAACGGATCATCAAGGCTGGCATCCACACCTTCACCTGCAGCAGATGCCGCGCACAGTTTGAGCACGGCGAACCATTCCAGCTCGGCCACACCGACGACCGCAAGGCATGGACAGGCCCCGAGCACAGGCGGAATCGCTTCGCACGCCGTGTTCGAACGACCTTCGTAAGGGGTGGGGGACACCCCCTTCCCGCCCGAGGTGCCCAGTACCGCCGGGGAGGTCTCTAAATAGTTTGTCAGGTTCAAGGAATTCTGAAAACACTAGTCAGGTTCAAGTTTCAATAGTCTGTCAGGTTCAAATCTGGCTCTGACTTATTCTTCGAAACCGGCAAACCAATAGCCACGAAATGCACTGAAAGAGTGGGCGCGATGCCTCTCTCAACACACTGCGCGATGCAGTATGGAAGCAGGTAAATCATGGGCAGTGGAGGAGCTCGCGTAAATTCTGGCCCGGCGCCAGATCCCAACGCACTTCGACGTATGCGCAAAACAGATTCTTCGGGCTGGACAACACTGCCGGCCGAAGGCCGCAAAGGAAACGCCCCCGCTTTCCCATTGGAAAAATGGCGCGACCAAGAAAAATTCAAGCCCTCCGAGGAACGTGACGAAGCCCTGGCCAAGGCCTTGGACGCACGCGAACTCACGGTATGGCGGGAAATCTGGAAGACACCCCAGGCAGTCGCCTGGGACGGTCTGGGCTGGCGCCACGACGTAGGAATGTACGTCCGTGTCCTGGTTGCCGGCGAACGAGGCAACCTCAAAGCAGCCGGCGAAGCACGCCAATGGTCGGACCGGCTCGGCCTCTCCCAGACAGCGCTGCTCCGAAACCGCTGGCGCATCTCCACCGACGAACTCGGAGAGAAACGCGAAGAGAAGAAGCAGAACAACTCACGCGCTCGCCGTGAGTCTGCTCGTGATCGTATGCATGTAGTGCGCAATGGATCAGGAAAGTAGCGAGTTTGTTGTCGATTTCCCGACGATAGGTTTTCTTGCAGCTGATTGGATTGAGGCGCATTGCCCGATCCCGACTGGCTTTGATCGTGGTTTGCCGTTTGTGCATCGTGACTGGCAGTTGTGGTGCACGGTCAATCACTATCGCGTGAAGACCAATGCTCTTTGGCGGCCAGAACGTCCGATTCTCGCGCCAGCGTTTGAGAATCGCCGATCACAGGTCATCGCGCCGCAGAAAACTGGCAAAGGGCCATGGGCGGCGTCGATAACGCTGAATGAAGCCAGGGGCCCTGCGCTCTTTGGCGGTTGGGCGCATGATGGTGAAGCTTTCGAATGCTCGGACTACGAATGCAGTTGTGGTTTCGTCTATGAGTACGAGGAAGGCGAGGCCAAGGGTATTCCTTGGCCCACGCCGCTGATTCAGCTGTTCGCTACCTCTCAGGAACAAGTCGACAACACGTATGGTCCGCTGCAGGGCATGGTCAAAGATGGGCCATTGTCCGAGTTCATCCGAACAACAGAGAGCTTTGCCCGAATTGGTGAAGACGGACTTATTCAAGCCGTGACATCCTCGGCGTTGTCTCGCCTGGGTAACCCAATCACGTTCGGTCTCTTTGACGAGACCGGTACTTTCACCGATACGAACAAGCTGAAGAACGTTGCCAAGACTGCTCGTCGTGGCTTGGCCGGCATCGGTGGCCGAGGCATCGAGACTACGAATGCCTACGATCCGTCGCAGGCATCGACTGCGCAGGAAACCTACGAGTCATCCGCGAAGGACTTGTTCCGTTTCTTCCGCCGGCCGCCGGAGCATCTGAAATTCAAGAATGCACGGGACCGCCGGAAGATCCTGGAGTACGTTTACCGCGGTTCGCCATGGGTAGATCTGGACGCGATCGAAGCTGAAGCCGTGGAAATGATGGAGAAAGACCCGGAAGAAGCAGAACGCTTCTACGGGAACATTCTTTCCCAGGGTAAAGGCGCTTGGATGCCCGAAGGACTGTGGAGCCGAACGGAGTCTGTTGCATGAATATCTGCCTTGCATTCGACGGTTCGGAAAAGCACGACTTCACGGCAATACGTGCCGAGACACTTGGCGGTTGGCAGTTCACGCCCACGTATGGGCCTGACCGCCGGCCGACCATCTGGGATCCAGCCGAGTTCGGTGGGCGAATTCCACGCGAGGAAGTGCACGCAGCGGTGGAAGAGCTGTTCATGGCCCACAAAGTGGAACGCATGTACTGTGATCCGCCGCTGTGGAAGACCGAGATAGAAGCCTGGTCTTCCAAATACGGTGATGACCGGGTGATCCAGTGGGAAACGTACCGGCAAGCACCGATGCATTCCGCATTGGAGCGATTCATCGTTGACCTGGAATCAGGTGCGTTGCTGCACGACGGTTGCCCGATCACGGCACTGCACATTTCCAACGCGCGAATGTTTGCCCGAACCAACCAGCGCTACATCATCCTCAAGCCTTCGGCCCATCAAAAGATCGATGCGGCGGTTACCTCGGTGCTTGTGCACGAGGCTGCTTGTGATGCTCGCGCCGCGGGCTGGTCGACCGGTTGGAAGCCGCAGGACGGAATCTCCCGGCAAGCCTTCGGATTCAACTAACCCCAAGGAGGTGCTCTGTGGCTAATGCACAGGTAATTGCGCGTGAGCGCCTGGACGTTGGCGAGTGGGAGCTCAAGCAGCAGGAGGCAGACTGGGATTACCGGGAACGCTACATCCAAGGCGACCAGGACTTGCCATATGCCCCGGAAGGCGTGAATGCCGAGTACCGGCAGCTGCAGGACATGTCCATTGCCAACTGGATGGAAATTGCGGTCAAGGCACCCACGCAGCGATTGCAGGTCGACGGCATCAAGACCGGGCGTCAAGACTCCGCTGACGAAACTGTCTGGAACGAAATCTGGCAGCCGAACCGGCTGGATTCCCGGCAGGCCATCACTTTCCAGGAGATGTACACCCATGGCCGAGGTGTCATGTCGGTGTCTGCGAACCCGAAGAACAAGAAGACCCCGAAGATCCGTCCGGAAAGCGGGCGCCGGGTCTGGCTTGGCGCCGACGCGGAAGACCCTTTCACGCATACCTGGGCAGTCAAGATATTCAACGTTAAAGAGCGCCGCGGCACCTCGTTGATACTTCCGGCCTCGGTGCAGTACTCGTCTACCACTCGGGTGGCATACGTGTACGACGAAAACGAATGGTTCAAGTACGAAGCCACTGGCGGTTCATCTGCCTGGAAGCTATCCAGTTCCGGCAGGCACGGGCTGAACGCCCTTCCCTTCGTTGGGTTCGACTACAACCTGAACTCAGACGGCAAGCCGCGGTCAGCCATACAAACGCTGATCCCGCAGCAAGATGCATTGAACACCATCCGGTTCAACACGTTGCTGGCCATGCAGTTCTCGGCATACCGCCAACGAGTATTTACCGGCTACGACCCGGTAGTGCGAGACAGCTCCGGCAATCCCATCATTCGCATGGGCACGGACGGTCAGCCACTGTTGGACAGCAACGGCCTTCCGCTCCCAATGCTCAACAGCCCTGGTCGCCTCGGCGTGGACAGGGCATTGGTATTCCCGGGCGCTGAAACCAGGGTATTCGACCTGCCGGAGTCCAACCTCGATAACTACATCAAGGTGCTCTCCGAATTCCTCACCGACTTCTTTGCTATCGGCCAGATCCCGCCGCAGTACATGCTTTCCCGCATGGCCAACCTCTCCGGCGATGCACTCGCAGGAGCGGAATCCACGCTGCAGGCACTGGTGAAAGACCTCAAGCGGTCCGCCGGGGAATCACTGGAACAGGTCATGCGCCTGGCAAACCGCGCGCGCGGCGAGTCCCACGAAGACGCGGGCAGCGAAATCATCTGGGCAGACACTGAACCTCGTTCCTTTGCGCAGATCGTTGATGCCATCGGCAAGCTCATTGCCGGCGGCATGGCACGCAAGGACGCATGGCTGATGCTTCCAGGAGCAACGCCGCCAGCTGTCAAACAGTGGGTGGAAAACTCCGACGATGAACGCCGAATGCAGGACATGATGATCAATGATCTGGAACAGAAAATGCTTCAATCATGATCACCTACTCCGCGGCCGCGATAGAGCACGACCGGCAAATGCGACTGCTCGCACTCAAAGCACTGCGCGTAACCCGCAATGCCTGGCGGAACGTCTCCCTGGTTGATCTCGATCGATCATGGGCAGAAACAGCAACAGAACTCACCAGAAGCGTCCAAACACTCATGACCGCCGCGGCCGTCGAAGGAGCCACTTTCGGGGCCATGGCGCTCGCCGAGCAGGGCGCGTACGTGTTTCCGCAAGGGTTTGTGAATCCGGGAGCGTTTGCGTTGTCTGCGCCTGATGGGAGGCCTTTGGAGTCGTTGCTGTATTCGCCAGTGACGAAGACGAAGGCGTTGATTGGTGCTGGCATGGTGCCGCAGCAGGCTTTGGCGGTTGGCGGTAAGGATCTGGACCGGATCACCCGCACAGTCTTGTCTGATACAGGCCGTGGGGCAGCTTCTGTGGACCGCGCGTCGCGTGAAGGCGTGGGTTATGTCAGGATGCTCAACCCTCCGTCCTGTAGCCGTTGTGCGGTCCTTGCAGGCAGGTTCTATCGGTGGAATGCCGGGTTCCTCCGGCATCCTCGCTGCGACTGCCGGGGGATTCCCGCGCAAGAGTCCCGATCCGAGGATTTGCGAGTTGATCCGTACGAGTACTTCAACTCTTTGACGCCGGAGGAACAGAATAAGCACTTCACGAAATCGGGCGCGCAGGCGATTCGTGACGGTTCGGACTTGTTCCAGGTGGTCAACTCCCGCCGGGGAATGTCCTACGGCGGAGTTTCTGAGGATGGGACGCGTCGTGGGCAGCGGGTAGTCACCCTGTTTACGGATGAAGGTACGACCAAACGCGGCGCTTTTGGTTCCACGGAGCGGCTCAGGGCTGACTCCGAGGGCTTCGAAAAGGCACCAGGAACCAAATACCAGCGGACGGTGCGTAAGCGCCTCACACCGGAAGCGATCTACGCGCAGAACCTTTCACGAGAGCAGACGCTCGAACAGCTTCGCCGGTTTGGGTATATCCAGCCCGGCGGTCAGAACCCCAATGGTGTCATCGCTAACCCTTCAAGGCCTGTCTCATCGATGAGCGAGGCCCAGAAGCGTGTACAGCGGGCCACGTTGGCGTGGGAAGCGGTGCAGGACGGCCGCAACCCATTCGGTAAAGGACCTCTCACCCCGCAGCTACGTGCGCAGGCTGAGACGAACTATCGCCGGTGGATCGGTTCCGCTGGCGAGATTTTCACACGGTAAACCTTCCTCCTGGCGCGATGCCGGGAGGACTAACCCTGCGATAGGGGAAAAGAAATGCCTAAATCTAAGACTGCACCTGCATTGATGCATGGATTCATTGATCCGTATGCACCTGGTGGGCTGGAAGAGCTGCTTGCGTTCAACCGTGCCCAGTTCGGTGACGCTGTCATGTCCGCGAACGCGGGCAGCGCCGGTGGTGATGCAGGTGGAGACACCAGCGGAGATAAGACCGGCGGTGGCGAGGCCGGAACGGGCGGTGCTGGCGCCGGTGGCGACACTGGAGCAGGTGCCGACGGGGATAAGCCACTGGGCGCACCAGGCATCAAGGCCTTGGAAGCAGAACGGGAAACCGTGAAGCAGCTCAAGGCCCAATTGGCTGAGCGGGATTCGAAGATCAAGGGTTTCGAAGACGCTGGGAAGACCGATGAGCAAAAGCGCGAGCAGGAGCTTGAAGATCTTCGCAACGGCAAGAGCACCACTGAATCGGAGCTGGCCAAAAGCCAACTCGCGGTTCTGCAGTACCAGGTAGCCGCTGCCAAGGGATTGGATCTGGAAGCAGCCGAGCGTTTGCGTGGCACTTCGAAGGAAGAGCTCGAAGCAGACGCTGACGCGTGGATCCAGAAGTGGGGAACGTCCTCGGGCAACGGTGTTGTCCCGGGTGCCGGACACATTGGCTCCAGCACGGAAGAAGTAGCCCCGGGGATGGCCCGCATGCGCTTGGGCTACTCGCAGTCACCCAAAAAGTAAGACACCTCGGCCGATGGGCCGCGGTGAAACGCAACTCTGAAAGGAGAAGCCACCATGGCTCTCACTCTGCCCGAGGCAGCTAAGCTGTCGACCACTCACCTGCAGCGAGGCGTCATCGAGACCTTCGTTCAGGAATCTTCGATCCTGGACCGCATTCCCTTCATGAACATTGAAGGCAACGCCTACGCGTACAACGCTGAAGGCACCCTGCCAGGCGTTGAGTTCCGCGCCGTCAACGGAGCCTACTCGGAGTCCACCGGTACCGTGAACCAGTCGACTGAGAAGCTGGTCATCCTCGGCGGCGACGCTGACGTTGACCGCTTCATCCAGAAGACCCGAAGCGATCTGAACGACCAGCGCGCGGTGCAGACCGCAATGAAGGTCAAGGCCGCTTCGTACAAGTTCCAGAACTCGTTCTTCAACGGTGACGTCGAGACCGAGCCTCTGGGCTTCGACGGCCTGAAGAAGCGCCTGATCGGCGCCCAGGTGCTGGACGCCGACGTAGATGGCGCTCCGGTGCTCGGCACCAACGGCGCTGCTGCTCATGACTTCTTCGACATGCTCGACGCGCTGATCGCCCAGGTGCCCGGCCTGAACGGTTCCAACGGTGCCATCTACGCCAACGCGCAGATCGCCGGAAAGATCCGCTCTGCCGGCCGCCGCATCGGTGGCACCGAGATTGTCCGCGAAGACCTGACCGGTAAGCGCGTGCTCCAGTACAACGGCATCGCCATTCTGGATCCAGCCGACGACGCAGCAGGAAACCTGATCCTGCCGCAGTCCGAGACCATGGGCGCATCCACCGACACCTCGTCCATCTACGCCGTGAAGTTCGGCCAGGACGAAGGCGACCGTGGCGTAACCGGCCTGACCAACGGCGGCGTGCAGGTCGATGACCTGGGCGAGCTGCAGGAGAAGCCTTCCTACCGTACCCGTATCGAGTTCTACACCGGTCTGGCACTGTTCGGCGGCAAGGCCGCTGCACGCCTGCGCGGTATCAAGAACGCCTAAGGAGCGACAAACATGGCAACTCAGCCAAAGAAGGAACCAACCGAAGCCGAGCTGTATGCGGCCGAGGAAAAAGCCCGTGTGGCTGCAATCGAAGCGCAGAAGGCCAAAGGGGAGGACGAAGCAGCCAATGCAAAGTCCGCCCCGAAGCCGGAAGCCAAGGCCCCAGATGCCAAGGCTGCTCCAAAGAGTCCGGCTAATCGTCGAAGCCTTGCCAAGGCCAAGGCAAAGGAACGCGTCGAAGTGTACGAACAGCGCGGACCAAAGGGACTCTTCAAGGTCACCCGCAACATCGACACCGGCGAGACCAGCGCCGAACTGATCGAGGAATAGCACCCTCCGCAACAGAAAGGGGCCGTCATGCCCGTTAGCGTAACTCCTGAGGACATCGCCGGCGTATGGCGGCCCCTTTCCGAAGCGGAAGCATCACTCGTCCCCGGACTGTCCAACCAGTCTTGGATCCGGATGCTCACACCACGCCCAGACCTCGAAGACCATATCGCAGACGGCACAGTCGACGAAGAATCAGTGGCTTCAGCAATGATCTCAATGATCATCCGAGTACTGAAGAACCCCGACTCAGTTCGCCAGCTATCAAAGTCCTACGACGACTGGTCCGGCTCCCAGACCTTCGACAGCACCATCTCCACCGGCGAACTGTACGTCAACGAACACGAACTCGCCATGATCACGCCCCGGCCAAAAGTACAACCAGCCGGCGCCTACAGCGTCTCGTTATGGGGGTAAACGCCAATGCAGCCATACAGCACGGCCGATGTCCTCGAAGGACAAAAACTGGCCGAAACCACCATGCGCGAAACATGCGTAGCGAACCGACCCACAGGAATCGTCAACACCGACCCCGACACCGGACAAGACACACCAGTGTTTGACCCAATACCAGTCAAGGGAAAGTGCAGGATCAAACTCGTTGGCATCGGAAGCAAGAAAGAAGACTCGGCCGAACACGAATTCATTTTCACCAGGCCAGTAGTCGTCCTGCCACTGCAAGATCCGGTACGCAGTGGCGACCTGATCACCATCACAACAGCTCCAAACGCTGGAATGCCACCCTCAACAATCCAGCCAGGAACAACTTTCATGCTCAGATCACCCGAGCGTGGAACATTCGTCACTGCACAACGCTGGGCTGCAGAGGAGCTGATCGCATGACCGCCAACACCGCAGACCTCGACAAACTCATTCACGACCTCGGCCAAATCCCTGCCAAGGTAGAGAAAAAAATCATGCCAATCATGCAAAAAACTGGCATCCAAACCAAGCGCCGCCTGCAAAAAGACCTCAGCAGTTCAAGATACTTCAGCAGAGCCGCCCGATCCATCGACTACGACGTCACCACCCAATCCTTCGGCGGCGCATCCATCATCCAAGTAGAGGTCGGTCCTAACGCCGCACGACACCAATCAGCAGCGCTCGCCGGTATTGCGTACTTCGGTGGGTCAAATGGAGGCGGTGGTACGGTGCCAGACCCTATCGTGGCGATGCGTCAGGAAGAGCCGGTCCTGTTGGGCTTCTTGGAGATGGCCGTTGAGGGGCTCATATGAAGGAGTTCTATGACGCTGTCAAGGCTCTGCTTCCGGCCGACGTCACGGTGTACCAGTTCAACGCCGAGTTGTCGGTGCCGCCGGTAAGGGCGGATTATCCCTACGTCGTTCTGGGTGGTGATGCAGGGTGGGATTTTTCTGGTGACGGGCCGGAGTTGCCGAGTCTGTCAGCCGAACTTGATGGCAAGGAGATGCGGGTGATGGCCACCATGGCCGGTACTTCGATTTCGTCTCTCGATTTCGTCATCAAGCGAGTCCGTCAGGGCTTGTCAGGAAAGAAACCAGTTGTGCCTGGGTGGGCCTGTTCCGACATGGTGCAGGCCCCGCTCTTGAACATACAGCCCGACCGAGACATCAGTATCGGCGGGATGAATCCAATTTTCATGGTGGACGAGTACGTGTTCACCGCAACCAGAAATTGAAAGGAACGAACATGCCGAAAACTGACTTTGTTGACGCGTATTCGAAGTCCACTGGGAAACCCCAGAGGATTCCAAAGTCCTGGCTTGAACGCAAGGACGCCCCGTTCACTGACTTCACGCTCAGCAAGCCGGCCAATAGTCCGGCCCAGAGCGTGGAGCCGAAGGCCGTCAAGGCCGCTACCGCAAAGGAGACCAAGTAAATGGCCGGAGCACGTACCCTCGCCAAGGGTAAAACCAAGTTCACTGTCCTGACTACTGCCCCGGCAGACGAGGAAAAACCAACGGTAACAGAGCTGGAAGCTGGCATTCAGGCATCCGGTGTAGTCCTCATGTCGGACTTCGCGTGGAGCGCAGCGGACTCGACGACCGTGGCCGAGGACTCCCTCGAAGACCGCGAAACCGTCGATGTCTTCGACTCCAGCACCTACAACCTGGGCATCACGCTCTGGCGTCTCCTCGATGACGCTACCGGCGAACCGGACCCGGCAGCAGAAGCTCTGTGGGAAGCAGTGAAGACCAAGGGCACCGAGTTCTGGGCTTACGCCCGGGAAACCGGCAAGGATGCGACCGAACCATGGGTCGCAGGCGACGAGTTCTACCTCGGCGGCCGCGTCGCTTCGGATAACCCGCAGCGCCTGGACGGCACCGGGTTCATTAAGCGCCGTATCCCGCTGCGTAACCGCCAGATGTTCAACAACGGCGTGGTTGCCACCGGCGGCGTATAACGATCTGGGCGGTAGCGCGTGATTGGGCTCCGCGCTACCGACCCACTCCACCACCCACGGAGCCCATCCCAAACTTTGAAATGGAGCCCAAACCATGACTGATGGACAAACCCCAGAATCTTTCGACATCGAAGCCTGGATCGCGGAAAGCTCGCGCCCCACAACCTCCGTACCGGTCAGCCAGCGCGGAGACTTGCTCGGACAGATGGACATCCTCGCCCACAAGATCCGACGTGCAGAAACCATCGAGGGAATAGCTGGGCCAGATATCGAAAAAACCATGGAAGACACCGACGACGTGGAGATGTACCGGCATCAGTACAAGTCGCTCGCTGATGCTTATGAAGCTTCGACGTTGATGCTGACATTCCAAGCCTTGGATTCTAACGAATGGCGCGAAGTGCTCCAGGCGGCCGTTGACGCTGGTTGCGATACCGAAGACAGCCGAGAGCTCACTTTGTGGACATTGACGGGGGCATTGGTGTCGCCCCGTATTGATGTCGAGGGGATGCGCCGTCTTCGGTCTGCAGTTGGCGAAGCCCATTGGAATCAGATCGTAGCCGCCTACAACGATCTGAAGACCGGGCGTGTTGGACCGAGCGCGGATTTTTTGCCGAGTGCCTCTTCAACCCGGGATCCAGACGAGTTTTAGCGGCTTTGAAGTCGTCTGCCCTTTTCGGGCGGGCGCCTTCGACTTTCCTAGGCGGACGCGAGTGGGGCGAACAGGACCGCCTCCTTGCTTTCGCCTATCAGCTGTACCTGGATCTGGTGTGCCCGGCATGCGGAGGCAACGTGCAGGTGTGCAGAAACGATAGCAACGAGGGAATTTTCGAAGCCCTTGACACAAAATGCCATCGACGGGCAGCTGTGGACGAACGAACCGGGCAGCAGGGATTCAAACCTGAACCAGGACAAATGTTTTATGCGTCGCCGATTGACGACGGACTGGTTAAGGGCAGCGGACTAACTTATGTCGCTTCCAACGGCGAAGGGTAACCGGTCGAGCTAACTATTAAGAGGAGGGCCCTATGGCTGATCGCCGTGTCAAAGTTGTTTACGAGGTCGAGAACTCTGGATTGCTCAAAGGCACGAAGGAATCTGTCAAGGCTACCGAGGAACTGAAGAAGAGCAGCGAAGGGGCTGGCAAGGCGGCGCAAGACCGGGCGAAAGATATCAAGGTCGTTGCCGACGCGGACCAGCGTGCAGCGAAGGCCGCGGGTCTCCTATACGCTGCGAATGGTCAGTTGGTTGATTCCAATGGCAAGGTGCTTTCTTCGACTCAAGCTGCTGCACACGGCGTTGAGGCGTTTTCCGATGCTGTTTACCTTGCGGGGTACGAGTCAGAGCAAGCCGCGGCGAAGGAAGTAGCTGCCGCGGAGGTGTCCGCTGCAGCGACCAAGAAGCGCCAGGAAGCAATGAAGAAGCTGGCGCCCGCTGTTACAGCTGTTGGTGTAGCCACGCTTGCCGGGTCTGCGATTGCTGTTCGAGCCAGCATGGTGTTCGAGAAAGCCATGTCTTCGGTAGAAGCAGCAACTCACGCCGGCGCTATCGAGATGGGCCAGCTCCGCCAGGCAGCGATTGATGCGGGCGCGGACACGGCGTTCTCGGCGGTTGAGGCGGCTCAGGGTATCGAGGAACTGGCTAAGGCTGGTGTCTCGACCTCTGACATCCTCAACGGTGGTTTGAACGGTGCGTTGAGCTTGGCCGCGGCTGGCAACCTTGGCGTGGGGGAGTCTGCTGAAATCGCGGCTTCGGCGATGACGCAGTTCAAATTGTCTGGCGATCAAATCCCGCACCTGGCTGACTTGCTGGCCGCCGGCGCGGGCAAGGCGCAGGGTTCGGTACAGGACTTGGGCGCAGCATTGAACCAGGCTGGTCTTGTTGCTTCTTCGACTGGTCTCACCATCGAGGAAACCACAGGCGGTCTTGCCGCGTTCGCATCTGCCGGCCTTACCGGTTCGGACGCTGGCACGTCATTCAAGACGATGCTTCAGCGTCTTACCCCGCAGTCGGATGAAGCTCAGAAGAAATTTGATGAGCTGGGCATTTCGGCCTATGACGCACAGGGAAACTTCGTGGGTCTGACTGACTTCGCCGGCCAGCTGCAGACGAAGATGGCCGACCTGTCTCCGGAAGCGCGCAATGCCGCTATGTCGGTAATGTTCGGTTCTGATGCCGTGCGGGCGTCCAACGTTTTGTACGAGCAGGGCGCCGAAGGAATCCAGAAGTGGATCGATAAAGTCAACGATTCCGGGTACGCCGCGGAAACTGCTGCGCTCATGCAGAACAACTTGGCTGGCGACTTGGAAAAGCTGGGCGGTGCCGTCGACACGGTACTGATCAAGTCCGGCTCTGGTGCGAACGACGCCTTGCGCGGACTTGTTCAGGGGCTGGAAGGATTCGTTGATCTTGTAGGTAAGATCCCTGAACCGGTCTTGTCTGTGGGTGGAATCGTGGCCGGGCTTGCCGGTGGGGCAGCGCTCCTCGGTGGAACCGTGATCACCACTCTGCCCAAAATTCGTGACACCCGTGACGCGATAAATGATTTGTTCCCGGCTGGATCACGTGGCGCCAAAGGCCTGGACAAGGTTGGCAAGGCCATGAATGGCCTTGCCCGTGGCGGTGCAGTTGCTGGTGGCATCCTCGCGGTCGGCACCGGTCTGGCGAAGATCGCTGAAGCCTCTTACTTAGATGATATTGCTGAGGGTACGGGGCGCGCAGCAAACGGGTTGTCTGACATGGTCAACAACGGCGCTGGTGTTGACGCTCTCAACCGTGTGTTCCAGAAGATTGACGGCAGTAACCTCATGGATGGCACGGATGGCATTGGTGCTATGGATGCGGCAATTCAGAAGTTGTTCGCTGATGATCCTGGAAACAAATTTGATAACTGGGGCCAACGTACCGTCAATGCCGTAACTGGCATCAAAGGAACTACTCAGATTGCTGAAGAAGCGTTTGGCACGCTTGACGCTGAGCTGGCGAACTTGCTCAATGGTGGCAATGCTGAGGGCGCTGCGGATGCTTTTGCCCAGATTCAGCAGAAGCTTAGTGATTCTGGCGTGTCTGCTGAAGAGGCCGCCTACCTGTTCCCTGCCTACTCGGATGCTTTGCAGAAGGCCGAAGCAGAATCTAAGAAAACTGCCGAGGGATCTGAAGTACTTGAGGGCGCAATCGGGGGCGTAGGCGACGAAGCCGACGATACTGCGGCGTCGCTGGACGACATTGTGGAATCGCTGAAGCTTCTCGGCGTCGTGAACCGCGATGCTGAGGCCGCTGCAGACGCTCACCAAAGCGCGATCAAAGCATTGGACGAGTCAATTGCCGAGAACGGGAAAGTCCTCAAGGGTAACTCAGAAGAAGCCATTGCCAACCGTGCAGCAATGCGCGATGTTGCGGACACAGCTTGGGAATCAGCACAAGCCTACGCGGCTCAGGGTGAAGCTGCAGATGTCGTGCAAGGACGACTTGAGTCCGGGTACGAGACCTTGCTCAAGAATGCTGACGCAATGGGGATGGGGTCCAAGGAAGCTGAAGCCTACGCCCGAGAAATCATGGGTATCCCTGCAGACGTCAGCATTGAGACATGGATGTCTGACACGGCCATGCAGATGGCCGAGGCGACAGCCGGCGAAATTGAAGCCGTGCCAGGGTATAAGAAGGTCGCGGTAGCGGTTTCCGAAGATGGCACTGTTGGTCAGGTGCAGTCCAGAATTGATTCTGTTACTGGCAAGACCGAGTACGTCTTTGTTGATGATGACGGCACTGTAAAGAATGTTCAGACCGGTATCGCGAATATCAACGGCAAGGACGTTCCTGTTTATGTCGGTGATGACGGCACCGTTTATTCAACACAGGGCGAGATCAACGGCATCAAGGGCAAGAATGTAACGATTACTGCCACGGCTGCTACCAGTGGTGCGGAGGAGGATCTGAACTGGGTTGCTCGCTCGCGTACTTCTAGTGTTACCCAGACGGTGACGCAGAAGTTTGTTCCGGGTTCAGCTGCACCGGGCACGAACCTGTCTAAGACGTTCCTTGGTGGCGGTTATACGGGCGGGGTTGTTGGCCGGTTGATTCAAGGCCGCGCTAATGGTGGTCTTGTTCCTGGTCAGATTCCGTTGAATTCGCAGGGCGACAATGTTCTTGCGATGGTCAACGGCAGGCCGTTTGGTTTGCGTTCGGGCGAGATGGTTGTCAATGAGAAGGCCACTCGTGAGAATCTGCCCTTGTTGCAGGCCATCAATGATGGTCTGACTATCAAGCTCCCCGGTTGGGCCAGGGGCGGCATCGTTGGCCGAGCACAGTCCAAGGTGGACAGGCTTCAGCGTCAGTATTCGCGCATGTCTGGGTCGAAAGCCAACCGTTCACGCAAGCTGGATTTGAAGGATGATCTGGATGCTGCGAAGAAGGAATTGGCCGCGGCCAAAGAATCCGCTAAAACCGCTGAGAAGCAGGCAAAGGATGCGAAGAAGAAAGCTGACGACGCTCGTAAGGAAGAGCGTGAGCGTCAGGGTCGTTTGGCCGAAGGCCGCTTCGACCTTCGCCGTGACCTGAAGCGTGGCGAAATCACAGACAGCTTCACTTCAGGTTCGGGTATGTCAGTTGTGGACAGACTCTTTGAGCAGTCGAGCAACAAAGACCTGTCCCGGGGTAAACGCACAGCATTGCGCTCCACTGCTTATGGCATGGAATCACAACTCCTCGGGTTGGAGAAGCAGTCCGAGTCACTAAAGTCCAGCCTGGATAAGGCGACCGAGGCCCGCGACCGGCTACTAGAAGTCAGCAAATCAGTCGCGTCAGGATTGCGAGGCGAATACTCGCTCGGCAATGTCATCGGAAACCTACTGGACAAGGACTACAAGGGCACGCTGACCGCAGGATCATTCGTGAAATCTGCGCAAGGCAAAGCACGCCAGATCCGCAAGTTCGGCCAGATGCTCGCCAAGCTCCGCAAAAAGGGCTACAACGAAGCGATCATCCAAGAAATCGCGGATCTGGGCACTGCTGAGGGAACGCAAGTTGGCAACGCACTTTTGGGCGCGTCGTCCAGCGAACGCAAGCAACTCAACAATGCCTACGAAGCAATGGATTACTGGTCCGGTAAGGCCGGCGTTGAAGTCACTAAGTCGATGGAGCGCGGTGGTGTTGACGCTGCCGAGGGCTTGGTCGCTGGCTTGGAGTCCAAGAGCAAGACCGTCGAGGATGCATTCTACAAGCTCGGCAAGAACGCCGAGAAAGCATTCAAACGATCCTTGGACATCAGGTCTCCGTCGAAGAAAGCCGCAGGTTGGTCGTCAGACACCATCGACGGATCAGTGATCGGCATCCACGAGAACACGCACAAGCTGGAAACAGCCATGGCAGGCCTCGGCCAAGCCGGCGAAGACGCGTTCTCAATGCACGCAGCAATACCCGTATCTCCAACCTACGGAGTACCCAGGTACGCACAGGCACAAACGATATCCACACCACAAGGCGCCAACGCAGACGACATTCGAACTGCGCTCGCCGGTATGACGTTCGAGCTGAGCGGAAACGCCGGAAAGCTGATTGCCGGCATAGTGGATTCTGAAGTCCAGGCAGCGACGCGGAACAAGAAGTCGATCTATTTATAAACAAGAAATGACTAGGCGGGGCGCTTCTTGCTTCCCGCCTAGTCTTCATGCCCTAGGAGGCTCCTTTGATTTATCTCGGCACCCTGGGGCGCATGATCGGCATCAAGTGCCCTTCATCGCAGAACGTCAGCGCGGAGGAACGCTTCACGTTCACCCGCACGATGGAGGGCAAACGCAAAGCACAAGCAAGACAGATCAGCCGGCGCACATGGAGTTTGCAGACCTCGCGGGCCACGAAACCAACTGAGCACTCCGCGGTTACGGCTTTTGCCCACGGTGCGTGGGGTCCAGGGCCGTTTGTGTTCGTCTCGGCCGAGGCTCCACATACGAACCTCTTGTCGCCCAAGTGGTCGTTGTGCGATCCGTCGATTCCTTCGGCAAGCTCCGTGGTTGGTGCTGGCGCGGTGGAGGTTGAGCCGGGGCTGGTTATGCCTCGGTCTTACCTGAATTCGGATGACGGGTACGTGGTGCTCATCCCGGACAAGGTGCCAGTCTTGCCCGGTGTGAAAGTCACCGGGTCTGCCTATGTCCTCGGGTCAGGAATGCGAGCACAGATCATATTCCGTGACACCGAGGGAGCACTGGTCCAGTCCTACAGCTCCGTCGCTTCCGGAGCGTCTGGTGCATGGCAGCGCCTGAGCATCACGCAAACTCCTCCAGCGGGTGCAGCCTATGTCCAGTTGTCCATTACTGGCGACGGTCGAAGTACCGGCCCCGTAGTTACCTGGACGGACACAGTTCAGCCTTGGTCTGCCGGAAATGGTTGCCCTGAAGCGGTGGTGGATGGCGTGTCGTCAGAACTGACGAGGGCGATCATTGGCACCACGTATTCGAGCGTTTCATTCACAGTCACGGAGGTGGGATAAGTGCAGGAAGGGTCTTTGACCAACTCCAACGTGCAGGCGTTCACAAGCCGAGTGCTCGTGAATGGGGTGGAGCGTGAAGTTGTGGAGTGGAGCATCGGACGCGACCTGCAAGGCGACCTTCCACAAGGTTTGGGCGGTGGCAACGGCGTTACCCAGGCACGAGCCAACGTGGCATGGGGGAGTAACAAGTCCGTCAACACCAACCACAATCCGTGGAATCAATCTACCGGGTGGACTCCGGAGCCGGGTGACCGGGTGCAGATCTTGGTGTCTGATGGAGTCACTGAGTGGGTGCAATTCACTGGTGCTGTCGATTCCCCCTCGGGGGAGATACTTGGATCGCACCAAGCGTCGCTGGTGGACGACATTGACAGGCTCAACGAACCAGTGAACTACCCGGCGCTGCTGGCTACCATGCCACCGCTGAACAACAGCCCGTCTGGTGAATACTTCACCCACCGATTCCCCGGCATCGGCGCCGCGTTCTACGCTAACCTGGCGGCACGGGTGAGTGGCTTCTACTCCACGCCTAATCGGGTGGCAGACACGATCCTGGACTGCCCGATGCAGGGATCCATGATGCCACTGGTTGGGGACCTGCTGACCTGCTCCGCAGGCACCAGCACCACCCAGCCACCGCTCACCGGCTTCACTTCATGGGGTGACGTGATCGGCGATGTATCCGCACGATTTATCCCGGCCACCCCGCAGTCTGATTCGCCAGTGCAGATTAGTCTCATGATCGCACCGACGCACAACGGGACCGCACGGGTGGAAGCGACCTTGGGGGCCAAGGTGCTGGCACTGGTCGCAGGCCCAACTACGATCAGTGCTGAAGTCGATGGATCGACGGTGGCTTCCGTGCCCCGCAGCGGTGCGCAGAACCTCGCAGTGGTCTTCCGAGACACTACGTGCGAGCTGCGCACCAACACTGGGGGACTGGCTACCGCGACCATCAGCAACGGGGCACTGAGCTCCCTCGTGACGCTGGTGCACCTCACCGGAGACGCGACAACTCGTGTCGCAGGGCTTCAGGTGGAGCGTCCCCAAGGCACCGGGTTCGAATTCCGTCAGATCAACTTCTCACCCACGTATTCCTTCAGCTTCGGCACCAGCCGGGTCTTCACCGCCAACGCCCTGCCGTCAGCGAAGAACGTCCCCGCAATTGAGCTGCTGCAAGATATTAGCGACGCGCTCATGACCCCTACATGGTTGGACGAAGCCGGGAAGCTGCGCACCGCATCAGCAACTGCACTCTACGCTGGCCCGACTGTAGCAACATTGACCACTCTGGATAACATCCTGGGCATGTCGTGGAGCAACGACCTGCTGATGCGCCGGTCGAAGATCAGCGCGAAATACCTGCTCCCGGTGGTGTCGCAACGTCGCCGGTACTCTGTGACGGTATTCAAGGGCGAGTCCGAGGCGCTGCAAGAGGGTGACGCGCATGAGATCCTCATCGAACCATCGGATGACGAGGACTGGGTGATGGTGGACCCGGCAGGTAACACCATTGGCCCGTCTGGGTGGAACTATGACGCGGTGAACGCGGGCGACGGCAATGTGTTCGGTGGGATCTACACCGACGGAACCAACGAGCAGTACGCCAACCTGACCAGCCAGAACAAGCTAGTTCATACCTACACCAAACTGGATCACGACTCATTCAAGTACAAGGCTGTTGCCCAAGGACTGGAACCGGGGTATCAGGTGGAGACGCGAACTCTGTCGCCCAACTTCACCGGAGTAACCGCGCTTTGGCTGTCGTGGTGGGGTGAGAACCTTCCGATCATTCGTGCCAAGGGAAAAATCTCGTGGAAAGAAACGATCAAAGCACCAGTAGAAACAGGTGCGCCCGGTCCGGCGTATGAACATGACTTCGGGGCATGGGCCACTGGCAGCGGGGTCCAGGAAACCAACATCATGTCCAACCTGATTGCAGGGATCGCACAGATCGCTTCGGCTGGTATTCCTCGTGTTGACCAGTTGACCGTGACCCCGGATCCGCGACTGCAATTAGGCGACCGGATCAAGCTCAACTCTGAGGATTTCCTCGGGGTAACCCTTGACGCGGTCATCATCGGCATCAACAGCGCCTTCAGCGACAGCTACACCCAGTCATTGAGCGTCCGCATCCTTGGCGCAACAACCACGTACACCACCTATGAAGAATTCAACGCCGAGGGCGGGAACCTCACGTATGAACAATGGCAAGCCTTAGGCCCAGTACCTGAAACATACGAAGAGTTCAACGACTCAACACAAAACTAAACACCGGCACCCGCTTTCGAATCTCGAAGGCGGGTGCCGCTTATTGGAGGTACTGATATGGCAGAAACAACGCCATTCCAATTATTCTTCCCACTCCCGACCGACCCGATCAAGTCCGCGGAAGTAGCGTCAAAGCTAGCAAACGACTTGAAGAATCTCGCCCTATCAGCAAATCAGGCTCTAGTCATGATCACTGACGGTTATGACGCTCAGATTGCCGCTCTTGACCTCAAATCAGAACAGCACCTGACGGCCGATGTGACCGGGTACTACGACCATTTGGTGAGTGCAAGCTGGAACCGCTACACGAAGGACTACGTGCAAGATATTGTCGGTGAAACTGTGGGAGCACCACAGAAACTAATCCCATACTTCTCATCCATGCCACGCCTGATCGATGGCCTCGTCCACCCTTCCCTTATCCCTCCACTTGCGTACGCGAAACTGGACGGCTCTACGCCATTCAGCCTGGTTCGAATCGGCGATTCGGTCATCTTGAAAGAGGTCCAGGGCGCACGCGGACACCGCCTTCAATTCAAGTCCAATGATCCGGGCAACGAGAACGCCCGCCCGTACTTGGAAGTTGATGCCTCGCCCGAGGACTGGAAAGGCGATGTAATCGCTGGTTTCCAGTGCCACGTTGAGGGCGACGGCTCGACCCCAAACAGTGGGGAGCGGGTCTACTGGTTCTTGGAAGCTCACGGGCTGGAACACACCGCGAACTCCAACCCTGATTTCGAGGGCTGGTACAGCATCGGCGTATCCAACCGCGCCGAGCTAACCGCCCGTGGCAAGGGCCGCGCCCTGATCCTGGACGCGGGCAACCGCCCCGGCATGGCCATGCACTTCTACAAGCCATACATCGAGCTTCAGCCCAACACCGCGTTCACGCTCGACGACCGTGCCCGGCCGGCATGGGGAGACGGTTCCGGCGTGAACCACGCAGCGCGAACCGTAGGAACACTGATCGGCGGGCACTACATCAACCTGCGTCGAGAAGGAGTCATCGGGGCTCGTTTCTTCACTCTGCACAACACGGCGAGCACTTCACCGGAAACACTGAATCTGCGCTCTCGTGGCACCGCTGAAGCACCCTTGCCTGTGCAGTCAGGGGACCGGCTCAGCGCATGGAAGTCAGGCACCGTCTACAACGTGTCATCGGACTATGTTCACATCCCTAACGGCGGTGCCGGCCCAGCCAACATTCCATCTGTTTCAGCACAGATCCTTGCCGTCGCCACCGAGAACTTCGTAGAAGGAACGAACCAAGGCACCCGGCAGGAGTTCCATGTAACCCCCAATGGATCTGCCAGCCCGGTCGCGGGAATGATGATAGACGGCGCGGAAACCGCCAACGACACCTCACTGCTCCTGCGCGTTGATAAGGCCGGCACTAAATCGCTGACCCGTGTATCCATCGGAGCCCCAGACTCC